AACCAAATCCAGACACCGTTGCTGATGCGTGTGGTTGTACGGTTGTCCCAGACCCACCCAACGTAAGCGTTGAGCCAGACTCTTTGTCTAATGCGTTTACATTAATAGTGCTCATACAATCACCCACGTTGATCCGGTAGGAACAGTAACAGTAGCGCCAGAATCTATAGTAATTGGGCCTGCGCTCATAGCACTTTCATTTGTAGATATAGTATAACTTGTGGTTACGTTTTGTTCATTTTCATAAAACACTTGGTCACCACCTGCACCTGTAGCGCCTGCGCTTACAACTCCCCAAGAAGTATCTGTACCGTCTGTGGTTAGATACTTGCCTGATTGACTTGATACGTTGGGAATAACAGCGGCAGTTGAGGTTGATGGAAAACTATTCTTAAGAACAGTCTTTACCATGCGAAGGTGGTCATCACCCTCTCCTACAGGATCGCCGTCAACAGGATTAGTAGATACTAATTGTGTTATCCAACTTGCTGTTTCTAAAGCCATTATGCACTAGCCGCCGTTAATGTTACGGTAACCTCAAGAGTGTCACCAGAGATAACTGATCGTGCAGAGCCGAAATCAACAGCCCCGTAAATTGTGCCTGACGTTCCAGACTTTGTGCTATTACTTACGATAAAGGCTCCTGCAATAGTAGCCGTACCGTTAATAGAATAACTAGCCTTACTTGCAGAGTTATCAATGCTACCTGCCGCCGCTGTGCCTAATGTAAGCGTCTGTCTAACGGCTTGACTGTAGTCAACATTTTCAGTCCAACCTGCATGAGATGCCATGGTGTCACCTGCCGCTACAGTTCCTGCATTCTTTAACCCTACATACCATGCGGTAATTTGTGTAGCGCCGTCAAAGGAACTAGATAATACATGGTTAAGACCTTCTGTAACGACCAAGTTCTTCTTGGTTACGTCCCATTTTAAATTGCCTTCGGAGTCGAAACACTTTATGTTCCAAATGTTTTTAAGTCCTAAGTTCATATCGCTATCATGTTTCATGTGCAAGCCTCCATTGGCTTTAAAGTTATTAGTTTGGGTAATCAATTTTTGTCCATACACTGGAAGGTTCGTCAACTGGATTCCATAGTAGTGAGTCACCGTTAGAGTAAGTCATCGTTATTCCAATTGTAGTTGTTTCTGAATGATTAGTATTATTTATGTAATTGCTAGTTATTCCGTATACAGCATTTCCTACAGCGGTATGAACACTATTGCTAGTTACGCCGCCATTAATATCAAACTGCGCTGTTCCTGATATAGTAAAGCCACCAAAATTACTGTACCCCTGCTGTAACCCATAGGATATAGATTCTATTACATGATGCTTAGACTCTTTACCCGATGTTAGGTTTACACCAAAACTAATGGCTACTATGTAATCAACTCCTGATAGTAAAACTAATCCAGAGTTAACAGCAAATATAGAAGTCTCTGCTTTAGCAGGGCTATTCCAATCAATACCTATATTAGACCAGTAGATAGGTGAACTGGCTTCAGCCCACGTTATAGGGGCTGTCATGGCGTGCCTGTTGCTGTGGTTACCCTCAAAGCGCTACCAGAGTGCCTGTCACGTTCGTCGGCATCCTGTATAGCATTGATAGCCAATTCAAACTGATTCTGCCATAGGGCAGTTCTTCCATCGTTCATGATAAATGGTTCAGCCTCTAACAGAGAGCCGTACAAGTAAACGTCCGGGGCATTGGTAATCATCCAATTAGTTGTTGCAGAGTCTGACAGTGGCTCAAACTTCTCATAAAACAACATCTCTATTTCCTGTACGCTAGAGGGCTGTGGCCCTAGTTGCAACTCATTTGCAATAACAGTATAGAAGTTAGGAGTTCCTGAACCACTACCACCCCCGTATAATCTATCGTATATCTCAGGAGTCACATACTGCATAGGAGTAACCGGGTCAGTGTTCATTTGTAGATTGCGCATCTGCAAAAATCTGGAGGGTAGGGCAAGTGATCGTTGGCCTGCTACCGTGTCTGCCTTTTGCTTGCTCTCCATAGCCCGGATACGCAGCAACCTGTTATACCGGGCTTCAGCCAAAGCGATAAACTCAGGTATACGTGCGGTCAGATCGTCACGATCCATCCAGTTAGCCACAGCATCCTTCAATTCTGTATAGTTAGATATCGACATTCTTTACCCTTTTGTATGGCTTTGGACGCTTAAGTCTACGCTGCCGATCCTTGTCCATGTTTTTCTTATCCAGACGCTTGCGCCTAGATTCTTTATTGTTCATATTAAAACACTATGATATAGATTGGAACTTCGTTCCAATCTTAAATATAAAGTTTACGAAGTAAACTCTATATTTATGTTTAAACTAGTATCCCCCTCAAAAGGGGATACGTAGTTTAAACACTTATGTTAACCTTATATCTTTGGTAATCCTTATAACAACAAATCAGGTCCCTATGTTACGTAGGGGATCAGGCCGTTTTCTGTTTATTATCATACACTTATACCTCTCTAATGGCTTAAACTCTATTATTATAGGGTAAAAGTGGGTGCTTTAAATACCCCTCCGGTAGGTGGATGGGATATATAATAAAAACGCTGTGCTCAAAAAGGGGTGCCCCTTATGTTACAGCCCAGTTTTATCAGCATTTCCTTATACCCTTCAATCAATGGGGTTATTGTTCAAATGGTTTGAGAGTGTGGGTGAATAGAGGCAAGGTACATCCCTATAAAAAATAATCTTATACCCCATACCCATACAATCCAAATGGTAATAGGTTACACCCATACTATTAATAGGTTTATTATCTATAACCTTTATCATTCTACCTTTATAGATAGTAACGGTATATCTATCAGTTAACCTTATGGTTACCATAACCCTGGCTTATAAGTTATAGTCTATAGATAGATAGTTAGTTAACCATAGCCTATCAATAGATAGAAATAAATCATTAGATAGTAGCGGTCAGATATGCTAGGGGTATCAGTCTTGATGATCGTTTTGAAACTTGTACTAATAGCAGAAAGACTTGGACTTTCCCAATTGGTAACAGCAACGGCGCAACCAATGGAATGGAATAGCATTTATTCCACTGTAACTTATTGATATTAAAGGGAATAAAAAATAATTGAAAAAAGTCTTGACAGTAAAAACCCTAGGCCTCATAGTTCGGTTATCGGATGCAAGCAATGGTTCGACGCAGTAAGCAGTAAGGGTAGAATCTACGGTCCGAAGGACCCGTGAAAAAAACCTGAAGTTAAGGTTACACCATCGCTAGATTCTTTCCTGATTCTGATCGAAAGTTTATTAATCGGTATCCGCCTTAAGCACATCAAAACAGCATAGGTTCCGATAGATTAAATTCCAGACCTGATCAAAGCGGAGTTATCCCACGGGATAACAGCACGTACCGCAAATGTCAGGGTTTTTAATAGGCGATTACATCATGGCGAAGTTGAAGCAAGGTAAAGCATAAGACCGTGGTTTATGTGTGGCTTGCGCCCCTCCTGAGCATGAGGGAGAACAAATGCTCACCTTTATGCAAGTTATTCAATTCAGATTAACTTGTTTAAAGGTAATCAATTATGCGTTATTTAACAATACGTAATTTAGACGGAACTGCGGTTAAACTTGATACTAATAAAAAGTTACAGGTATACCGCAATCTGCATAAAAATTGTTATTCAGTGCAACAATCTGGAAAGGTTGTGGCGCACGTTGACAGCATAACACTGTGCTTTGCTGATTTTTTGGTTGCTAATGCAGGGCGTTCAAAGGTCTTAAAGACTGGCAAAAAGAACGTGCACGCACGGGTAAGCGGTTATCTACGCCACCCGCTATCAAGTGATAGGCTGATTAGTGAATCAAATAAAAGCGGTATTGCTAAATACAACCCGTTCAAGTTTGATTCTTTTGTAGACGCCAGCAATGAAAGCGGTTTAAAATCCGCTGATGTTGTGGAGTTAACGGCTTACGACAATACTATGCGGGCGTTAATCAAGTATCACTGCTAGTTTTACTGACCTAGGTAAGTCTTTAAAATGCCTACCTTTATGCAAGTTATCCAATTCAGGATGACTTATTTAAGGGTTAAAATTATGAAACTTAGAAACATTGCTTCAAATATGACTGAACTTGAACTGAGCGACGGAACAACGGTTTTATTTTCGTATAAAACGCCGGTAGCCGGATTTGATCCGGCGCATCCTGACGGCGTTAAAGGGCATTTCAAGACTTCGACTCACTACAGCCCCACAACAACCCGCCACATCAATAAATATTTTAGTGGTGAGTGGAATGTAGATGCAAAAACTGAGGTTCGTGAGGTATCACAGGAGTTTATCAACGGATTGGTGGCATAAATGACACTAATGGAAAATAAAAAACGCTACTATAAAAGAGCCTTAGCGCTTGATATTGTTTTTGCGCTGAACAGCAACGAACCCGTTGAAGATGGATGGCGATTTGTTGCTAGGGACGCCCTTAAAAGCCTTGCTTTTATTGAGGTTTACGACCACGAAAATGAATTTGTCGGATACTGGGATATATAAAATCACTGATGAGCCTGTGAGATTCAGGCGAAACCGTCGTGAGACGGTCTGGTTAAATTGGAGAAAATAAATGAAAACAGTTATATCTTTTTACGACTACACCGGCGAAGCCCTGAAACCTTGGGCTGAAGCCGGATATGAATGCTTTGCTTATGACATTCAGCACGACGGATTCACGCCTACCGAATTGTTTGATTCTGGCGGGTGTATTCGTTACATGATGGCTGATCTGCACGACGAAATAACGTGGCAGAGACTGCTAAAACGTCACGCTGATGACGATATAGCATTGGTGATGGGCTTTCCTGTGTGCACTGATTTAGCCGGTTCTGGTGCGTGTCATTGGACTAAGAAAGCGGAGATCAATCCGGACTTTCAGATTGAAGCCGTCAACCATGCTCAACGCATCGCATTGTTTGCCGATGATTTGAACGTGCCGTGGATGGTAGAAAATCCAGTAGGCAGATTGTCAACAATGTGGCGCAAGCCTAACTTTTACTTTCACCCTTGGCATTTTGGCGGTTATATAGATATGGATGAGGCAGAACATCCGCTGTACCCTACCTATATTGCGCCTAGGGATGCGTATCCCAAAAAGACTGGTATCTGGTCTGGTGGTGGCTTCAATGAGCCTAGCAAGCGACCAGTGTGTCCTGAAGCAGGGTATAGCCGACAACACCTAAAATTAGGTGGCAAGTCTGCCAAAACCAAGAACATCAGGTCTGCTACGCCAAGAGGATTTGCTAGAGCAGTGTTCGATGCTAACGACGAAGGACCACTTGATAAATTAATACATAAGATAAATTTATGCAATTCCAGGATTTGATAATGAAACCAAGATACCAATTTGCAGAGATACCAAACGACGATGAAGGTAAGGAATTTGTGAGACTTGCACGCAAGTTTCTAAACAAAGACCGCTACAAATTAATTGTAAAAGGTCAACACCTCAAGCCGTCCGAAAATTGGAGACACTACCAGTACGGGCAACCTATTAGTAAATCCACCCATCTCAGGGTATACCTGAACGACCAAGGAGAATAAATGAATATATTTTACCTTGACCCATGCCCACAGCGTTCGGCCTTATGGCATAACGACCGGCATGAGGTCAAAATGATCTTGGAATCTGGACAAATGCTGTCCGCTGTACTGCATCGACACGGCATTGAAGATGATAGGCTATACAAATTGACTCATAAAAATCACCCGTCTACACTCTGGGCGGGGGATTCCTTTCAACACTTTGAATGGCTAACCGAATTATTCTTTTGGCTTAACAAGCAACGTACTGCCCGTGGTAAGCCGTCGCATAAGACCTTTGACCGACTGTGGAAGTTAATGACAACGGACGTTGTGTGGGATTTGGTGGACGCTATGGGCGATACTTGGACACCACCGCCCTTGTGTATGCCGGATGAGTTCAAGACTGACGTTAGCCCATCACGTTGCTACCGCAATTATTACACTGCTAAGTGTAACGAATGGCTGTCACGTGACAAGCCGTTGAAAATAGAATACACCGGTAGGGATTTTCCCTACTGGTTGCAACTGGAGAATAGCAGATGAATGCTTATGATTGGAATGAAGACGAATTTGATGAAGTACCCTTCAACTACAAGGCTGTGAAGTCTTTAGCAGTAGACTCTGATGGAATGCTGTGGGCTATGACCCTCCACTGCTTCACTGGTGAAGGTAATATAGTCATAATCAAGGACGCATTAGCGTCCGACTTTATGGAATGGAGAGACGGGGAACTTATCCAAAATGTTTTCCCACAATTGAGTGCTGATCAGCGTGAGATGCTGATGACTGGTATACCACCCGAAGAGCAAGAGGAGATGATGAATGAATTTTGCGATAGTTAATGTTGGCAAGTCCCATGTATTAAATGGGCGCAGTGTTTACGATGTTTATATGTACCTGAAAGACCCCAAGTCTTCAGTCACTGCATACGTTGGCTTCGATATCAACGAAGTCAGGCAACACACTTATAAAGCCATGGATAAGAACGACATGGTTGAAGAATTCACAATGGAGGAATGGAATGATGTTCAATGATCCACAGTTAGACGTAGACGAAGCACCCAAGGGTGCGCAGTACAAGATAGATGATCTGGTATTCACCTGTGATAATGACATCATGGTGGTGGTAGATATTCAATTCATAGGATCAATCTATAATGGATTTGGCTATGATGAGGATGATCCCAGGAATTACGATTACCTATTAATGAACAAGGAGTGTGAGGAATTTTGGTACATGAACGCTCAGATTGAGCACAAAGCAAACCACATGAGGAAGGCTTACAATGGATAAGAAATTAGTAGAGTTAGAAACATGGCTTGATGCCAAAGTTCTCCGGGACTATTCGACAACTGTTTACGGGACTGATCCTTACGTCAATAACTCAGATGAGGACATCGACCATGAGTACGTCAAGCAGTATTACAGGCTGTCTGTAAATGGCGTTGATGAGGTATAAGTTTATGAAAACAAAAGGAAATATAGTGCATCCCCTACGAAGTACGGGGAACTACTTTGTTGTTTAGGTTAACCTTAAGATATTTATTTACCCCCTTTAGAGGGGGGGTAAATAAATAAGGAAATAGAAGAAATGAAAGATAATATTAGAAGATTTACTAGAAGGAATGATAACGGAATTAAAACTAAATCTACCTTACTAACTCAGTTAGAAAAAATGCACAAGATTCAAAAGAGTGCTACTGCAAAGATGAGAATCAGAGGTCAGAATGACTGGGAGAAACACTTAACCGACATGGCTGTATCCATAGGTTCCATAAAGCAGTGCAAGCCTAGACATTACGGTAAGGTCTGGCAGGATGAGAAGGATCAGATATTAAATCAGGCAATCAGGATATACGAAGATGCCCTTAAGTATTGCCAATATGATTCATCACCATTCATGGGTAATTCATCAGACAAGGCAGGCCCCTCTGATCGCTTCATTAACATGAGCAGAATGAGGTGGAATACACAAGAGGAGAACTGGTCTTATACCCACGCTCTTAACAAATCAGGCGACCAGTACTGGAGGCCACAACCTAAGAAGCCTGTGAAGATTATCAAGCAGGGTACGCCTGAGCATGACTGGGCAAAACTAGACTACGAACATCGGCGTGATTACAACGGAAGAGGTAGGCGTGTGGTTCCTAACGGTGGCGCTAAGTTGACAAGAGATAAGGGTTACTTCACTGACTGTGGTTCAAATGGTCGTTTCGGACAGAGAGTAATATATGGATATTGATAAGGATACCCTTCTCAAATACTCCAAGATCACTGATGCTCAACGTAAGGTCAGGGATTCCGGGTATTTTGTAGGGGAAGTAATGGATAGGTTCCTCAACGGAACCAACATGGCAGGAATCAAACTGCCTTTTCACGTGTTCGACGATCTGTTTAGGCTGAGAGCGCAGGAGTTAACGGTACTGGCAGGTATCAACGGCGCAGGTAAGTCCATGATCGCAGGTCAGATGATGATCAGCGCAATGGAGCAGGGTTATAAGTGCCTGTCCATCTCACTGGAGATGTCCCCCGCCAGTCAGATGGCACGCATGATCCGGCAGTGTAGCCTTCAGAAGAACCCGGAACAGGACGCTGTACTGTCCTACGCCGCATGGTCGCATGAGAAGATGTTCTTCTACGATCAACACGGTAGCGTTGACTCCAAGACCTTACAGTCGATCATACGCTATGCTGTAGACGTTCACGGGGTTGACTTTGTATTGGTTGATTCGTTGATGACTATGAGCATGGCGTCAGACGATTGGAATGGTCAGAAAGATGTGGTCTGCTCACTGGCTAACCTAGCCCGCAACCTAGATATTCACTGCTGTCTGGTGACTCATGCTAGAAAGGGCAACAGCATCAAGGACAGGCTAGACAAGTGGAGCGTAGCAGGCAGTGCTGACATAACCAACAGGGCAGACAACGTGATTATCATGGGTCGCCTGTATGAAATGGATGGCGCTGATGCGTACCTATCACTGGCTAAAGCCAGGCACTTTGACGGGGCTGAGATGGACATAGACCTGAAGTTCGACATGGGTAGCCTTAACTACTATATGTCCGGGACTATGCCACAGCAGACAGGGATGGATGTAATCGGCAAGGCTGAACCTACTGATGGCATACATGGAAACTTAAACATGGCAGGATTAACATGACAACAATTATTTTAAACGATCTAATCAAGATACAGAGTACACAGTACAATCCAGAACTTCACAGTATCAAGTTAGATAACAATAGATTCTACACAACGGAGGAACTAGCAGACATAGCAGACACAATCAAATCATATGCACAGGACGCTGACCTGATTGAGAAGTTATATTGAAAACACAATCAGGCAAAGCAAAAGGTCGAAGGCTTCAGCAGTGGGTAATGTATCAGATACTTGATCGCTTTACCGGACTCAAAGAAGATGATGTGACCTCACGCAGTATGGGTGCCGGGGGTGAAGATGTACTCCTGTCACCTAAAGCAAGGGCAAAGTTTCCATTCAGTATCGAAGCAAAGAATACTGAGCGACTGAATCTACACAAGGCATACAGTCAGTGTGTAGATAACAGCAAGGAACTGCATGAACCGCTATTAATAGTTAAGAAGAATCATTCCAAACCCCTAGCGGTTGTTGATGCGGAATGGTTCATAAAAAATTGGAGAACATAATGATTAGAATGAGAGCACCTTGGATTGACAGGTATCAAGATGAATGGAATAAAGCAATGCTACCCTATGACGGTCAAGTAGTATCTTACTCTCAACTTGTAACCAAATATTACAAGGCAAAGCATGAAGAAGATGGAACAATAACTTACAAACCAATCACAAGCGAAGAGGCCAAGAATGACTCCGAAGAATAACAAACAAGAACGTCTACTAAAACGTCCATTCCCTATCGGTTCGGTATCCTTTCGTAAAGGTCCGGGAGGTAGTAAGGAACTGGCATACATCACAGCACGTGACGTAATGCAAAGACTTGATGAGGTGTTCGGTGTAGATGGATGGTCAGACAAGTATGAGTTTATCGGTGGTCGCATGATGTGCAACCTAACCTGTAACTTTGGCGGCACACTGGTATCCAAAGCAGATGGTGCTGATGACAGCCAGATCGAAGGTGCTAAGGGTGGTATCTCAGACGCTCTCAAACGGGCGGCAGTGAAGTTCGGTATCGGTCGGTACCTCTATCATCCCGGAGCCTTCAACGGGCGTCAGCCTTCAGCATGGGCTACTCCAGAAGGATACGATAAGATGATGGTGGAAAGGGATAAGGCATCCGATGAGGAGTTCAGGGAAGGGTTGGGTAAATGAATGAGTTTAGAACTGAGTTAGGACTCAACATATTCAAAAACAAATACGCTCAGAATCAGTATGAGACATGGGCAGACAGGGCACACATCGTGGTTGATGCTGTTGCAGGTACTAACGGGGGCACTGAGGAAGCCCTATTAACCAAGGAGGAACGTGATCAATTAGTAGAATATTTAGTAGACTTCAAGTGGTTACCCGGAGGCAGATACCTCTGGTACGCAGGACGTAAGGCTAGGTTTTATAACAACTGTTATCTACTCAAGGCTGAGGAGGACAGCCGTGAGGAGTGGGCAGACCTTTGGAAACGTGCAGGGTCTTGCCTAATGACAGGTGGTGGTATTGGTATTGATGTAACAAACTTCAGACCGAAGGGTCGCACACTGTCCAAGACAGGTGGCGTTAGTAGTGGGCCTATCCCATTTCTGTTAGCCACCAATGAGATTGGACGCAACGTAATGCAGGGAGGTTCACGACGATCTGCAATGTACGGTAGCATGAACTGGCAACATGAGGATGCCCAAGATTTTCTGAGAGTTAAGAACTGGACTCCAGAACAGAGAGCATCTAAAGAAGCAGACTTCAATGCGCCCGCACCATTGGACATGATGAATGTATCCCTGAACTACGATGACGCATGGCTCAAGGACAAGAGCAACCCCGTGTTTCTGGAGAACGTAAAGCAAGCAATGAAAACTGGTGAGCCAGGATTTAGTTTTAACTTCGGTGACAAGCAGAATGAAACGCTACGCAATGCGTGTTGTGAGGTGGTGTCTGAGGATGACAGTGATGTATGTAACCTATCGTCTGTCAATATGTCCCGCATCGAATCAATCGAAGAGTTCAAAGACGTAGTACATTTGGTGACTAAGTTCCTAGTGTGCGGTCTGGAACGTGCTGAACTACCCTATCAAAAGGTGTACGATGTACGTGAAAAGAACTCCCGATTAGGTCTGGGTCTGATGGGTATGCATGAGTGGTTACTCAAGCGTGGCCATAAGTATGAGGTGACTGATGAGTTAAAGCAATGGCTCAAGGTCTACCGTAATGAGTCTGATCATACGTCCAAAGACTTTTGTAATGAGTTGTTTCGTGTGATACCAAAGGGTGTACGTGCTATTGCTCCTACTGGAACCATTAGTATTCTAGCGGGAACCACTTCAGGTGTTGAGCCTGTCTACTCAGTAGCATTCAAGCGTAGATACCTCACTGATGGCACACGTTGGAAGCATGAGTTCGTGGTGGATGGTACGGCGCAGATTCTAATTGAGATGGGTATCAACCCGGACAAGATTGAATCAGCGGTTGATCTGGCACAGGACCCAGAAAGACGTATCAAGTTTCAACATGATGTGCAAGCCTATGTGGATCAGGCTATCAGCAGTACAATCAATCTGCCCGCATGGGATACTGAGCATAACAATGCTGACCTTATCTCACGGTACGTAGGTTGGATTCAGAAGTATGCAAAGGGTCTACGTGGTCTGACTGTCTACCCTGACGGCGCACGTGGTGGTCAACCGATTACCTCAGTACCTTATGAAGAGGCAATCAACAAGAAGGGTATGATCTTTGAGGATAACTCAGAGGAGCAATGTCTATCAGGAGTATGCGGTATATGAGACAAGATGAATTTCATCAACAACAACTAGAGCAACAACAACAGGAAAACAAAATGAGTACATATGAGCAAAAAGCAGGAACGATTTCAATCTTCAACGCCGACAAAGAGGGTAATGAGAAACGCCCAGACTTTACCGGCAACATGGTAACCGAAGGAGGAGAAAAACTTCAGGTGTCACTGTGGTGGAGTGAGTCACAGAAGGGTACGAAGTATCTATCAGGTAAGGTGCAAGCACCGTACCAAGGTGGTGGGTCAGGTGGAGGAAGTCATTCCTCTGGTGGAGCCACTGACGTACCGTTCTAATGCCTGTATGTAAAACTTGCGGGGTGGATAAGCCCCGCAAGGAATTTAGACGATACAAAAATTCCGGACGTAATAGAAAGAGCAGTGGAATATATAGAATGTGTAAACCCTGTCACAACGATAGGTACAGGGATTATAAAAGGAGGTGGGACCTAGAAAATAAGTATGGCATAACCTTGGAGGAATACAATGAGATGGCAAAGGATGGCTGTGATATATGCGGTAAAACAAGTGAGGAGAATAAGGGTTGTCTAATTGTAGACCATGACCATGAGACAGGAAAATTAAGGGGCGTACTTTGTACGGTGTGTAATACAGGACTAGGCAAACTAGGAGATAACGTGGAAGGATTAACAAGAGCATTGGAGTATTTGAATGCAAGTAATTAAGTATCATGATGGACAGGAGGTGGAGTTAAACTTTGATAAGAAACTCCACGCCTACAGGGTGGACGGTAAACCAGTTGCGTCAGCAACCAAGGTACTGTCTGTAATATCTAAACCCGCATTAATACCGTGGGCTTTGAAGCAAGGAAGTGAATGGTTAGAGAGGAACCTTTTTATAGATGACGATGAAGATGACAAAGTTAAACCGTTTAAGTATACAAGTAGGCTTGGACTTGGAGCAATTATCAAGGGTGTTAAGTCGGCGTATAGAGGCAGTTCAGGCAATGCGCTTGAGACTGGATCGACAGCGCACCAGTGGATCGAAGACGCATTGGAAGTCTTTATTGGCACCGAAGGTAATTTTGGCGATGATAATCTACCGGACTTACCTGATGATCCGGATGCCTGTAATTCTATTGAAGCGTTTAAAATCTGGGTAGGTGATAATGATATAGACTTTATATCCAGTGAGGAAAAGATATACAGTAGGCAGGACAACTATGCAGGTACACTGGACTGTGCAGCATACGTTAACGGTAGCCTGTGTATCATAGACTGGAAGACAAGCAAGGGTATATACCCGGAGTACCATCTTCAGAATGCAGCATACGCACAGGCATGGGAGGATATACATGGTAGACAAGTGGAGCAGACATTGGTTCTGCGTTTGGATAAAGCAACAGGCAGGTATCAACAGGGCTTTCAATCTAGAGTAGAGTGGGTAAGAAACTACGAAGCCTTTGTCAGTGCGTTGAACCTGTTCAACAGATTGAAGGAGTTGAAATGACTGACAAGAGTGAAGAGAGTATTGGGTCGATGGTTGAGTTCCACGTGAAGTCAGCCCTGACTATACTAGATGACGTAGTTTACAACCGGGTAGTCGATCCAGAGATGGTATCAGAATACCTTTACGAACCTATGGTTAATTCGGAGGATGACCATGAACAAGAAGTCTGGAAAGCGATACGAAAGTACATCGAAAGATGAGGTAGTATGGGGTAAGGGTTCATCCTTTAACGTATGTGACTCAGTTGGTAATACTAACTGGGGTGCTGAAAGATACAAGACTATGGATAACAAATGGAAATTCATAATCACAAATCATTCTGGCACTGGTGTA